AGAAGTTTTGCACGTAGTAATCGGCGTAGTAAAGCACACCTGCCGCTGCCATCAGAGCCTTAAATTCGCTGTTTTTTGAGGGTAACAGCTCGGTGGTATGGTCTAAGCGCCACATCCAGAAGATGCGGTTGTCTTTCAGGCTGTACTCTTTTGTCTCTGTTCCAATTCGGCGCTTGAAGCCGGTCAAGCCTTCCCATTTGTCAATTTGCGGTGTGATCGTACTGGGTACAACGTAGCGCAAGTTCTTCACCGCGCGGTTGCCTTCCATGAATCCGTAAGCCGAATTAGTCATGAATAATGATAATCGCCATAATCGCAATAGCTCACGGATATTCGGCAGGAACCCAACCTTGTTCTGCCAGTCGTCACTCGTGTCGTACTCAGTTTCGCCCTTGTATACCGCGAACGGCACGTTGGCAATTGCTTCAGCCGATAGGTTCGCGACCCGATACACGGCCGCAACCCGCGCGTAGAGTTCTTCGTCCTTCGTGTCCTCCGGCGCTCCCGTGATCCAGTTCCAAGCGGAGTCAGGGTATTGAGGTAAGTCAATACTCTTCAAGCTCGTCCCATCTGTATAAAAATGTAAATTCTCAGGCACCCGCCCCTCCACTAATCATACGAACTGAAAAACCATCTGTCAGCTGAAATTGCGTTCCAAGCGAACGCCAAACTCATAACACAGTCGTCGTGCATCCCCGCCGGCGCCGAGTAGCTAAATCCGCCCGACGGATTCCGCTTGCTCTCGAAGCTCAATAGCTCTCCCACCAGCACCGGATTGTTCACGATCTTTATCTGCGCATTCTCAAACGCCGCCTGCAATCCCTGAATAATGGACTGCTTGGTTGCGCTTGTCGTTGTAAATGGCACGATATTCAGCCCGCGCGTCACCAGCTCGTCAATAACCGGACGTCCAATTGAGTTAGCTTCAACAACCATCGAAGTCAGTCCATAACGGCTATACACGCTCTCAAGCCGGTCTATCAGCACCGGATAATCCACGCGGTTGAAGCGATCCATATAGACCATCTCTTTTGATTCGGCATCCATAACGCTCACAACGGTGAAGTCCACGCTCGCTGCCACGTCCACGCCTGCCACGTATTGCCTGCCTGCTTGCGGCTCACGAGGTTGTAGTACTGCTGCTTCTTGCACGCGCCTGAACACGCCAGCATTGTCATCAATGAAGTCAGCCAGTATTTCCTGTCTGAAGATGATTTCCGGCATTGTTGCTTGCATCGCTTCAATTTCGCTTGCAGGAATTGTTGGATTCGCGCTTGTCGGGAATTGCCAAGACTTCCATTCAGGATTATTGTCGTCTTGCCCTAATTGAAACAATTGCCAAAATCCGTTCCTGCCTTTCGGCGTAGACTTGAAGTAAGCATCGCCTTTCAGGTCCACAAGCGTTGGTCTGATAATCGCGTTCCAAATTTCCAACAAATTCGGGACCATCGCTATTTCGTCAAATATGAACCGCTGGTACTTGCGCCCTCTCACAGCATCAGCCGCTTCAGCCGACCACATTTCGATCACTCCACCTGTGACAAGCTCAAGCCGGTGTTCCTGCTCGTTTTTATTGCGTTTCAATGGCGCAAACACGTTCACAAACTCGCGCCATACTTCAGATAGCATTTTGTAAGTCGGGAACATTACGCCTACTGGGTTGCCTTCTAAAACCACCGGTAACGCCTCGAATATATCCAGTTGTGTTTTGCCAAATCGCCTACCGCACACCTCAACGTTGAATCTCTTTGCTTCATCGAGTATTTGTTGTTGCGCTTCATGCGTTTCAGGCAGGATCAGTTCTATCTGTCTGCTTGACATATTTCACAATGATTTCCAGCGCATCGCCATCGGCTCCAGTCACTTCGGATTTCTGCGGTATCTTGCCAAGCTCACGCTCAATAATTTCAGTCGCTACCGCTTGCTTAATGCGCTCGTCTCTGACTTTTAATCCAGACGTCTTTACTCTTGCCGCTTCTTCAACCGCTTCGGATAAAATCATGCTTGCTCGAAGTGCTTTATCCTTCCGCAATTTATCAGCACGCGCGTTCAAATCTTCAGAGTCTCGATTGTTCAGCCAGCCCTTTGAATAACCGCAAGTCCGCAATGCTTCGTTGTTGCTAACGGCATCAGACCGCGCTAAAACATAGGCGGTCTCTCTCTCGTCTAACCCTTCAAAAACGGTACTTGCGCGGTTCATTTTGGTATCAAGCCTTCACCTTCGCCACAAACTCCAACGGAACGCCCTCGCGCTTCGTCTCTGCCAGCATTGCCATTTGCGGAATTGCCGTCTCTGGCATATCAAGCGTCAAACGGATGCCTCCATCCGCTAACGTTTGCACCTTGTATACAATTGCCTCAAAGCGAATTACAGCCTCTGCCAGATCACCCTCGTCTTAACTAATAACCGCGACCACGTCCACAAACACTCACGCCCACCGATGAAGTCAGTCACCATCACCGCTCCCGTTCATAGCGTCAAGCCGTTCTGTCAACTCTTTTACCTGCTTTTCGAGTTCACGAATACGCCGGTCTTTGTTGTTGACCACCTTGCTCAACTTGTCCACTTGCGCCTGCAAATCAATATTTTCCTGCTGCAAATTCACGATCATTGCTTCCCTGTCTGATAATGCAGAACGCAAGCCTGACACTTGCGCCTCTAAGACATCCACCTTCGCCGCCAAATCATCCGCCCGCTTGTTGAGAGCGTTTAGCCTCGTTTCGTATGCGGTCGATAGCGTTTGTACACAGTCAGCCTGGATTTTCTTGCGGTTAGCAAGCGCATTCACAATAGCCGCGCCTAAGCCTCCTCCGCCCAGCACCGCTGCTATGATTGCGACCCAGACGTTCTCGCTCATCCGTTAGCGTCCTCGTCATCTTCAAGCGCATTGAACACGGCAATCAGATTGGATGGCTTGTCGGTTAGATCGTGTAAGAGGTTTGACCCACCCCCTGCAACAATAGCAGTCAGAATTTGACCGATGAGTTGGTTCGGAATGAACGAAGCAAACAAGTTCACGCCGGTAAACCAAACGAACACGCCTGCCAGAATCCAGGCTGGATATGCCAACCAGAACTTCTCCCAGCCGTACTTATCGAACAACGGCGTGACTAACATCGCCACGAGCCTATTGGCGAGTACCATCATTCCGATCACGATCCCTAAAAGTGTTACGTCAAATTCCATTCAAGCCTCCGAGTTTATTTATCCTGATATAAGTGCGTTTCAGTCCTGCAACCACGCAAAGCAAATACTCGCTTTGCACGATAGCCACCACAACCATTCGGCTCAATATCGTCTAACGGAACTTCAACGTGATTGCGTTCCTGGTCTATGCTGCGTTGCATGTCACTTACAAGCCAACGCAACCATTCAGGCCAGTTGTTTGGGTTATAACCATAAATTTCACCGCATTCTTTACAAAGCCTGCGGTTATTTTGTATGGGTTTTCCACAAATACAATATCGTTCCACAATATTTGCCCTCAATAAATACTGGAATCAAATCGCACTTTTATAAATTGCTTGTCTTTTCTTTCTTGGTATTTTTCCCGCTTGTGATCACGGTACAAAAACTTATACCATTCTGAATTTTCATAATCAGGGAAGTTTTTTTCAAGACAATATCTACAAATTTCCATGTAAGCGATTGTTACACCTCCACAAATAAAACACCTTTTTAATTCAAGATTATTTTCCCTTGCGAACTTCCTGACTCTCGCATTTCTAACCTTTTGACTATCCCAAGAACTATCGCCACCACTCGTTATATTCACCAAATCGTCGTATATATCCCGATAATATGCAATCCAATATTTTTCTCGCTCTTCCCAATTACTCGGATCACATTCTTCCAAAATACCTAATTCTGGTTTTAATCCATGTCTCGCAAGCCCTTTTATCCAACGGTCTTTTCTTGGATTCGAGTTATCAAACCAATAAAGATGTTGCTCATATCTCTTTTGTAGATTTATAGTTTTACCGACATATCTAACCTTTTCATATCTGGGGTCAACCAGAGCGTAGATATAGACTATTCTTTGCATATTTTTTTGAGTATTTGGCTTATTCTAGCTTGCGAGTAACCGAACATCACGCCTATCTCTTCCTGCGTATACCCGATCACCCACAGATACAGAACAGCCCGGTCGGTGTGACCGAGCTGTCCGATAGCCTGCTCTATTTCGATGCGCTTGTCTACGTTCTCGTGCGCTATAAAGTCGCTCAAGTTCATTCAGCCTCCAACGCCTTCCTGATAGGTTCTACCGC